GGCCATGAAACGGGAAATTACTTTTACTGTCATTCTGATTTACTGTCATTCTGAGGCGAAGCCGAAGAATCTATTTGTCAATCAGTTTATCGTAGATTCTTCACTTCGTTCAGAATGACCAATCAATGCCGATTTATCAGACTGTCAAAGATACTATTTTTTTTGAAAGACACCGTAGCTTAACACGAAACTGATAACCGGGAGCAAAACTACTTCCATCAGGGCGCTTCCAGGTGAAACATTGTTACAGTCTTGGAAAAACGCTATCTTTGTATGTTGTAAAGCAAAGTGTTATGAAAAAGCAACTTCGGTATCTTCTTTTCGCCATTTTCGCACTGCTCTTCATCGCCTGCGGCAAGGATAATGGCAAAGACGAGCCTAATAATACTTTCACCCTCAATCGGGAGGATATCATCGGCTGCTGGCAGGTTGCACAGGCCAAGTTCGATGAGTCTGCCAATATGACGGATTGGCCCTATGAAGACACCTACGCCACTTTCGAGGAGAACGGTCTCTACAAAGGCGAGGGTTATTTCGGTAATGGTGAAGGCACATATTCCGTATCTGGAAATGTGATCACCACCAAGGTCGATAACGTTCCCTACATCGTTTACGAGGTCACAGAAATAAGTGAAGACAAATCTAAAGCTAATCTTACGGCAACGCTTCAGAGCAATCAGATGAAGATTTGGATGGTTGTGGAAAAATCAGAGTTCCTTGATGTTAATCCTCCCACTGTCATTTCTGATGAACAATATTTTAATCAAGAGGGCCAAGTTGCAACTTATGTCGCAGCTATCTACAACGATCTATCCAAGTTTGCAGAGAAGAAGGTCGCCATCGAAGATCAATTATTGTCAGGCAAGTTTTCATCTCTCGATGCCAACAATTCGGACGTAAAGTCTATGTGGACTTATCTGTACGCTGCACTTAGAAAGGTAAATGTCGCCCTTGAATCACTAAATGATAACGGAAACGGTTTTGTTGACAGATACATTCCTCATCTAAAGGCGCTTCGAGCTTTTATTGCATATAATCTTACTACGCTTTGGGGAGATGTTCCGTTTACAACAATCGCCTCCCCAGATAATAAGATTGAAATAATAAAGTCCGATGAGATTCTTAAGTTAGCCGCCGAGGATATAGGAGAATCATACGGATATTCTTCCACCTATGGCTATGGCTATAGTATGCCGAATTTCGCTAAGTGGTACACTTATCTCAATCGTAAGCATCCGACGAAGTACATATAAGTGACACGGAGTTATATGCAAGCGGCAGCAACTTTTCCGAAGTTCCGGTAAGTTGCTGCCACTTTCGCTTAGTTGCATGCTACTCGCTGCCAGTCGCTGCGACTTTCTGCCAGTTGCACGGAAGTAGCGCTCCGAGGTCGCCAGTATAGGCGGGCAGGCGCACCAGGATGTCTTCCAGCCATTCCCGGGGTTCAATACTGGCAGCCTTGCAAGATGAGAACAGAGAGTAGACAATGGCTGCACGAACGGCCGCATCGTGATTGCCGGCGAACAGGTAGTTCTTGCGGCCCAAGGCCAGGGGCCGGATTGCATTCTCAATGCCGTTGTTGTCAATATTGTACCGCCCATCCAGGACATAGCGGCTTAGGCGCGGGAGAAGTGTATAGGTATAGACCAGGGCCTTACCCATCCTGGATTTGGGCGTGAACGCGTTGGCAACCGAGTCCATCCACTTCTCGAACTCTTGGATGATAGGATAGGACTCCCTCTGGCGGCGTTCTTTGATTTCTTCAGGAGTTAAGCCAGCGTCACGCATCTCCTCCTCTATCTTGTAGAGTTTGCCAATGTAGACGATGGCTTCACTTGCATACTTCTTATTCTCATCCAGAGCCTCTACGAACTTGCGCCTTACATGGGCCCAGCAGCCAATCATACGCTTCCCAGGCATATTTTCAAAGGACTCATAGACCTCATAGCCGTCGGTCTGCACAGCGCCACGGTAGCCGCCAATGAGTTTGCGTGCGGTATCGCCGCTGCGGGAGCCCATATCATAGTGGAAGTACACGTCCCCGGTGAGCGCGTTGCGTACGGCCCACATATATCCCTTCACGGCACGGTGTTTCTCGTTGTCAATCACTGGCAACGTGCTCTCATCAACCTGTATATAGTCACTGGACATGATCTGTTCTCGAAGTTTGTCGTACAGTGGCCGCAGCCTTTCACATACCGACGTGAACCAATCATTGATGGTAGCGTCGTTCAACAGGACGCCCAGTTCCTTGTACTTCTGGATTTGCCGGTAGAACGGCAGGTGGTAGATGTACTTGTTTATCAGGATATCCGCCAGGAGGCTCGCATCAACCATGCTCTTGGGACGTATCGTTTCCGGCAGCGGAGCGATCAGGAAAGTCTGCCTGTCCGGTTCTTCAATCTGAAGCTGAGAACGGAGAACGAACTTGTGCCGCACGATGCGCCTGACATACATCTTGGCGGGCTGGATGGCCAGGGTGTCCGTGTTCTCCACTCCGATCTCAACATAGTCAGGGTTGCCATGGACACCTTCGGGATAGATGTGGGTCTCCTCAATAGGCAGATTGCCGGAAAGGATGGGCTTTCGGACCTCTCGTTTGTGGGCCTTCACCTCAATGGCCTTGGCGTTCCGTTCCTCCATCTCTTTCACCTCCGCATCCAGTTTGGCCTGCTCCTCTTCAGACAGGTGCTGGTCGAACAGCGTGGGCTCAAGGACATTGGGATCAAGGGGGAGGTGTTTCTCGCTCATAGAACCGAACAGTTTCTTCCGGAACCAGGCCACCATAGACTGAAGGTTGTTGATGGCGGCCTGCATTTCTTCTGCCTGAGCGAGAAGCCGCGCCTGCTCCGCCAGAAGGGTTTCATTCATGGCGGCAAGCTTGGCGTTTTGTTCACGAAGGCGCTGTATTTCGAGGACCAAGTCTGACATCTTTTTCTCTCGTTACCGGATACAAAGATATGGCCTCTGAGCGACTTCTACAAGCGATTTCGCTATTGCGAATGTCGATTATTTTACTTATCTAAAATAAAGATTCACAGACTCTTAGATAGTATCTTCATCCGCCTTACATAAGGACTGTCAAGCGCTGATTTTACCATCCCTATGACGTTTTCATACGCAAGATGGGTGGATATCACATCCTCACTGCCGGCGGAAGGGATCCGCATTCTGCCCATGTCCAGACGGATGGAGTATAAGACCAACCCTCCCTCTTCCTGCCGGAGAAGTTTCATCATATTCCGGCTGGCATTGGCAAAGATGAACACGTCCCCGCTACGAAGCTTTTCGCACATGGCGTTCGTCACGATACCGCTCAGCCCGTTGAAGCTTTTGCGCATATCAACGGGCCTGTTATACAGCCAGTACCGGCAGGTGTCGTCCAGACTAAACATTCCCTGAGAGTATTGCACGCAGATGATCCGCGGTCATACTGCCATGGATGCGCATGGCTGTACCGCCGGGAGTGCGCAACTCTACCGTCAGAAAACTTTCCGGGGTGTTTGTTCCGCCCGTCTGAGTATTACGCCTCACGTTCCTGACAGGCATCATCCCGGAGCTGAACATTCCTGGAACCATCTGGACAAACTCACCGGATCCCTCATGACTCTCATCCTCCAGGCGGTACTTGCGTTTCGCCTTGTAGAACTGCCAAAACGGGATCTCAAGCTCGTCAAGGCGCTTGCGGTAGCTCATCTTGTGTTCCTGGCAGTACTGGTCTATCGCCAGGATTTCTTCTCGTGTCATCATAGCATCACTTTTTGCAAATGTAGCCAGGATCCCTCCCGGCTACAATATGCATTTGCTCGGATGCTTACTTTTCGCCTTCGATATCGATGCCGGCTTCATCCTAATGGGGCTCAGCCCTTCTGGAACAGCATTCGGCCTTGGCCCGGTAACATATTTCGGTGATACCGATATCCGGAAGAAGATCCTCCATACTGCAGAGATTGCCGGCAGCACAGTCACCTTCGGCAGCAAGAGCCACTATCTCCTTGCCGATGTCGCCCTGGTCGGAGAAGCAATTACATTAGCAATGAGAACGGCATTACCCTGGGGAAAGCACTACAAAGAATCAGTAGAAAATGATTAATAATACTCGTGACATTTCTTTCCATAACTACATTAGCGCTATTACGACGCAACGCGACAATAAAAGAAGGTAACTAGAGAATATTTGCGTCTAGATTGAAAGAATAAACCTTCTCTTTCATCCTAATCTGCATTACTCCGCTTTCGGGAACAACGCCTTTAGGAAAGACAAGTATTTCGCTGAAACTAACCTTCTTGTTCTCCGGAGTGGTGTATTCCTCACTCTTATAACTGTCATATAGACGTTTGAGCTTGACAGTCTTAACAGTTCCGTTGGTTTTCACCTCAACTACGGCGGCGTTATCATGGTAATCGTAATCAACATCGCTGCCCCATTTTGAAAGAAGGATGTATTTCCCTTCCTTCTTCATAAGAATGACGTCAGATTTCACCTTCTCCTCAACCGTGGAGTAGACCATATCGTACGAAGTGGATATCCCTGTGAAGTCATCGGTAATGGTGACGGTGTGCCAGTTTGCATAGGATTCATACTGGGCTTCTGCTGCAGCGTTTTCAGCCTGCATATTCTTGTAAATTACGCCTTGGCAAACAAGAGCGATCATCGACAAGATAATGTATATGTAGGCGTGTATGTTGAACCGCTTGACATCTTTTTCTGGCACATCTGCTTTGAGACCTTGAACTTTTTGCTTTGCCTTCTGGGTGCCTACATACCGTTTCCCATCTGAATACCGCCGGTCCATTTTGTATATTTGCTGGTCGGCGACCTCATAGAATAGGATCTTATTTCCGAAGGCTCTTATGCAACCTTTGACGAACGCCCATATAGGGCCGATGACAGGCAAGAAGATAAGGGCAAGAGCAAGTTTTACATAGTCCCAGAAGCCGGGGAGAGGCTTATAGCAGTCTACGCTCCCTTTACTTGTGATCGTATTATTCCCGGTTACATCCCCATAGGCAGTATGAGCAGATTCCCGTCCCATTTGCCTAACCCAGGAGCTTGTAAACTGTGATAATAGTCCTTTCTTTGCCATCTGAGTTATTAATTATTTTGATAACTGTTCAATCTTTGCCAAACCAGCATTGATATAGGACACGAAAGTGTTGAGGTCTTCTTCGCTGAGTGTAATTTCCGAACGTTCCTTTCTATAGTCAACGGCAAGGGCAATGCGCCATTTCGCACCGCCACCATCATTGGAAGCAAATAAGCGGATATCATCCTTGGTTATATATGCATACCTCTCTTCGTGGTCGGTCTCACGCTTCCAGTTCTGTTTGATCGTATCCACAGCCTTCATGAGATACTGACACTCGGACGGCAGAATACGAGCATCTTCCCAGGAATAATAGTATTCGTTACCGCAGTCTTTCCGAAGGTTGATGTACTGAAGATTCTTGCCTTCGACATCAATCGACTGAACGGAAAACTCTACTGATTTTAATTTGCCAATCTTGTATATGTCAATATGAATCAGACTGCCAGAGTTATATAGGCTATCAAGCTGGTGAAGCTGAAGAGCAAGAGAGTCGATTGCTTCTGTAGACACTTCTTTAGCAGGAGGAGGCGTATTGTTGGACTGATTACAACTAGCTACAAAAGAAAGAATAGCAGTGATGATGCAGAAATAAGATAAGAATCTTTTCATGGCGTAATGGTTTAGTTCCTACAAAGATAAGAAGTTTCTGTCATGAATTACGTCACGGTCCAGATAATTATTTCATCCATTCTGTCCAAATAAACATTCAGACTCTTTTTATTTCGGCATTCCAATACATCTAATCTGCGATTGCGTGGAAAAAGACCAAAGAAAAATCGTATCTTTGACATTGTATATTATGGAATCATACTCCGTCATATTCGGAATAATTGCACTCATCGGGCTTTTCTTCCTTCTCCGATGGCTAATTCCGTCGAAAGGCAAGGTGGGAGAAAAGATCGTGGCAGGCAAACTGAATCGCCTGCCGAAAGACCAGTATCTAGTACTGAATAATGTCACCATTCCAACGCCTAAAGGGAGTTCCCAGATAGACCATCTTGTCGTGTCAATCTACGGAATCTTTGTGATTGAGACCAAAAACTACAACGGCTGGATATATGGTGGCGAGCACGCTGAATACTGGACACAGAACATCTATGGTAACAAATACCAGCTCTACAATCCGATCCTGCAGAATGCCGGACACGTTAGGGCATTGAGGCGCGTGCTGAAGGATTTCGAACCGCTTCCTATCCTGCCCATCGTAGCCTTCTCCGGTAAGGCCGATATCAAAGTCAAGGTGGAAGAGGCTTGCGTGGTCTACTGGAGTCAGATTCGGAAGGTCATCAACCAGTTTGAGGAAAAGCGGCTCACCTGGTCACAGGTCAACGCAATTTGTGATGCAATCCAGACTATCCAGATTGAACCGAGTCGTGAAACCGACAAACAGCACCTGAAGGATATTCGCAATGCTCGTGAGCAGAAATACGATGCGATTGCTTCTGGCCGGTGCCCCCGGTGCGGCAGCGCTCTGGTTCTGCGTTCCGGAGAGTACGGTCAATTCTACGGCTGCTCCAACTACCCCAAGTGCAAGTACACCCATCCTGCCTGATCCTATGAAGTTGGAAGAAGCCATAGTCTACCTCCTAGCCAGCTCTGGCCACGGCATGAAGACCGAGCAGATCGCCCGGGAAATCAATGCCAGCGGGCTCTATACGCGTAAGGATAATTCGCCCGTGACTGACAAGCAGGTCTATGCTGTAATCATGTCCCATCCGGATACTTTCGTCAAATCGGAGGGGCGAATTCGATTAATGATATAGCAATGCAAACCGTTGACGGCATACACGAATTCTTCGAAGGAGATGTCCAATATCCATTTGCCGATGTTGGAGAGCCGAATTTGATGCATATCAGCGGAATAACGCAGGAAAATCGCCGTTCCTACACCTATATCTGTCCATACTGCAAAAAGGGCCTGCGTCCACGTCTGGGCACCAAAAAGGCCCATTGCTACGCTCATAAGCCCGGAGAGAGTTGTGAACTGGATCGATACATTCACACCACGGCGGAGAGGCTGCTAAAGGAGAAGTGGGACCGGGATGAACCATTTGAAATTACGATGAAGGTCCGCACGGAATGTAAGGAGATAGGCAACTGCTTCTTCTATAAGGACTATGGTCACGGCTGTGTATCGGAAGAGGTGAAGACCTTCGACCTCAAGAAACAGTACTCCCAGTGCATTGTAGAAAAGAAGTATGGCGAATTTGTGCCGGATCTATGTCTTATTGACGATACCGGCCAGCACGAACCTATCTTCATTGAAATCTGGAGCAAGCACAAGAATTCAGAGAAGAAGGCGCAGTCCAATCACATGATTATTGAGATCCGTCTCAAGACAACGGAGGAACTGGAGGAATTGCCCAAGCATCCCATCACTGAATCCGAGACCGTTACCTTCAGCCACTTCAAAGTGTTGAAAAAGACGCCCACGAAGGATGATGGCCCACGCCTAATGCGTTACACGCTATACGCCGGCACCCTCAAATCCTATGTCGACGATGAGACTGTTTTCTGTGGCAACTACAAAAGCAAGCATCACACGAAATCCATATTCGAGGTAGTTTGCTCACAGGATGAGGTTCACACAACGCAGCAATTCAGGAACTACTGCAATGCCATTGCCATAGACCGTGGCTATAATATCCGGTCCTGCTATCTATGCCAACTATTCGGTCCAGATAAACGAGAAAAGGAGTACGGCGATGATGTCCCATTCAATCCTGATCGTCCAGTCGGATGTCGACGCGATATAGATGCCCAGGGCCTCATTGAGTGCAAGCCCGAGGAAGCGATGACTTGTGAGCAGTTCAAGTTGAAAGACCGGCCATTGAATCGTCTCAAAGCACAATATGCCAACATCAATCGCTACATCTGGTTCAAAAATGCCGGTGGAAGCGTGTCCGAAGAGTATCAAGAGCGTAAGGACAATTGGGGATACGACGAGTACGACGATTTCTAAGCGTTCCGCGTGTTCCACCCGTTCCGGAACGGAACAAGATTTCCAGGCCGATGCCGATGATCCGGGCCGATGCTGCCCTGCTCCAGCGGCAGTGCCGACGCCGGGGCCGATAAGGACAGCGGTACTTGCTGGTCTGTCAGTTTGGTTCTCCGCTGCGCTCCGACCCAAACCGCCAGACCAGCAACCTCCATTGCCACCCGTCGCTGTGAGACTGTGTCAGTTGCCGCCACGGCGTCAACCGCCACAGACTCACGGACGCCCCCACGCACAATAGGCCCACGCCCCCAGCTCCCGCACTTATAAGGAAAAGCGGTCAAGAGACTGTGTCGGTTGCCGCCACAGCGTCAACCGCCACAGACTCTTGCAGGTTTATGCCCTCCCGGCCTCCCGGAGGGAGGAGAATAACGCCCGGCCCTCTACCTTCGAATCATCGTCAGTGCCCGGGAATCCGTGCCATAACATAATCCCATCGGTATTGTGGAACAGCCGCCAGCAGCCTCACTGCCACGCAGTTACCGCATCAATCAGGAAGGGTCAGAAGCCCGCCCGGAGGACCTTCCCGGCATCAGATTCCACAATACGGATTATGTTAAGGAACTCCGTCGGTCCTTCGAACCACCGGCATCCCCTGGGCCGGTCGGCGCGTCGGCAGGAAAGGAGTTTCGCTCCAGGGCCATCCCCGGCCCTGGCCCGTCGCAAAACTCCGCACTTTGCGGGTCCCCGCCCACAAAGTGCACGCCCGTATCAAGGGAGTAGGAAAAGAAGACCGTTATCCCTCGCCCCGCCGTTTTCTTCCTGCAGCCGCGTGCAGCACAGCTGCGGGTCGGCCCGGTGCCAAAGGTCGTGTGTCGGTCAAGGCCCGCCACACCACCTTCGTCCCCGTTCCTCCAAGGTACGGCTTCGCCGTGATTCAACCTGGCCGCTATTCCTCCAGGCCTTTCCGCCCTTCCACTTGTGCGCGGTCCTCGCCTCTGCGTCCGCTGCCGCTACCGCAAGGCTCCGGTCCGTGCTCGTTCCAGGACGGGAAAGCCTTCCGGGCAGCCAGGAAGCAGCCGTCCGCATTCGCTCCCGGCTGCTGGCGCAGAGGATGCCGTCCAGCCCTCGCACACAGTGTCAGGCAATCACTCCGTCATTCCGCCAAAGACCTGTCGCTGGGCTTACGCCCGTTGCTCCAGTCCCTGGCTCCAGTCCTCCGTCATTGCCTGCCACCATCCCACGCCGCCCGTCATCCACTGCGCCGGTCAGCGCTCCGCATCGGCCTCAGTACGTCGTACCTTGATTCCAGCGGCAGTGCCTGTTCGCGAAGACCGTCTTACCCCGCATCACCGTCATCTCGCGCTCACTCCTTTGGGCCGTTCCGGCCCAGGCGGCGTAGGGAGTCTGCCCACCCACAGCGCCGGTCTTTGTCGGGGTCTGGGAGCCTAAGGTCTCCCAGCCCTTGCACCGCCAAAGCCAGCCGCATCCCCATGCTGCCAGACACCCTCCGCCGCCACGCTCCACTCGCTTCGCTCGTTCCGCGCCCTTGGTCACTGGGAGACTCTAAGCCGGGCCTCCGCCCGAACCGCATCAAATAGAAGAACGACATTCCCCGCATCACCCACCCGCCTTAGAGACTCCCAGCAACCAAGGCCAACCAGGAATCTCACGCTTCCGCCTCGGTGCGACATCGACCGGCATCTCCCGCCCCACAAGGGAGAAAAGGGTATAAATATATACAACGATGGGCAGCGGCTTGCGCCGCAGCGTGAGATGCGTAACTATCTGTAAATAAATTTGTTATTCTCGTTTATTTTATGTAACTTGTATACCGAAACTTAAAGGACTTTGGTTATGCTTACGCTCATAGATTTCATTAAAAACGTCGAGGACGAGGTCTTCGAAAAGGTGCTGTTCTACACCCGGCATCGGGATCAGTTCGGCCTTCTTCCCACCATCTGGGTTCACCAGTTGAAAGGCAAAGTGACCCTCGACCTTCCGTCTAGGCCTTCCGGGTATGCTCGCCTTCCTCTCTACAAGCTCTGCAATCTGGACAAAGACCTCAATAAGGTGCCTGACAAGAAGGCCATCAAGAAATGGATTGAAGGCGAAGTACTGATGCATTCTCTTCGATCTGCGTAACTTTCAATAGGAATACCCAATGTGCTAACTCTGAGCTATTGCTTTGCCCAAAACTTATAGCGCCCTATGCCTCGTTTCTATCCATCAGTCCTGATTGCTGACGCCTACGGCTCCGTGGGCGAGGTGACCTTCTATCACCGGAATGGCAAGTGCTACTACCGGAAGCGCTCCCACAGCCGGTACCCAGAGACGGCCGCTCAGACTTCGGCCCTGGATGTGCATCGCCGGGCGCTGGCGGCCTGGCGGGAGGTGCCTCACCAGACGCAGCTGATCTGGAATCGGCTGGCGGAGGAGGTGGAACCCCATCGGCCTCCCTTTGATCACCTGGCACATATCACCGGCCAGAATCTCTTTGTGAGTGCGTACCACGGATTCGTGACGCTTATGGATGAGCACGTGCCGCAGCCGGTGCCGTTTGAGAAGTTCCCGCCGTTTGCGGTGTCGCTGGGTGCCGGTGTCAAAATGAATGGGGCGCTGGTGATTCCTGCCCGGGTGGAGACCGGCGGATGCGCAGAGGCATCCCGATACCGGCTATTGGCCAAGATCCAGCTCACCGCCCCGGGCCGCTGCCGGCACCTGGGCTATCTGAGGAATTTCCTTGCGGAGGGAGACTGCTCCGCCGGAGTGGTATCCATAGTGATTCCCGGGTATGCGGAGCGTTGGGGATACGAGCTGGACAAGTACCAGGTTTACGCCAGGTTCGTCCTTATAGACACTGTGACCGGCTATAGAAGCCAGTCACAGGACTATTCAACGATAATTTCAGCTATTTCTTGACATAAGCCGTAGCTCGTCCGGTACCAACTTTCTCGATGAAGCCGCTGGCGATTAGTTCTGCCAGGGTTCGCTCGATGGTGGTCACGCTGATATCCGGGCAGGCCTGGGCAATGTCCTTCTTTGAAATCTTGCCTGGGGTCTTCTCGATAAGATCCTTGATCCGGTCAGCTTTGGACATTTTCCTATGACGCAGGTGCTCAACCCGGTCTTCAAACTCGTTGTAGGCCTTGACCACAACGCCCAGCATATACTTGAGAAAAGGAAGGTAATCGTTGCCGTTCTCGTGCCAGTTCTGGGAGCTGGCCTGCAAAGCTTCATAGTAGGAGTCCTTGCTCTTCTCGATGAGCATCTCAATACTGATATACTTGCCCACGATAAAACCTGCACGGTATAATAGCAGGAGCGTCAGGAGTCTGCTCATGCGGCCGTTTCCGTCATTGAACGGGTGGATGCAGAGGAAGTCCAGGATGAATACCGGCATCAGCAGAAGCGGGTCGTAGGTACCGGCTTCTATAGCCTCGTTGAATCGAGTGCAGAGATTCAGCATGGCATCGGCCGTCTGGAAGGCCGGTACAGGACGGAATCGGACGGTTTCTGTACCATCGGCGTGCTTTTCAGCGATGATATTGTCCGAATTCTTATACACGCCGCCCACTGCGCTGCTGCTAAAGGAATAGAGGTCCCTGTGCAGCTGGAGGATGTTGTTAGGACGCGGGGCTATATATTCATAGGACTCGTGGATGGTGGCCAGCACATCGCGATAGCCGGAGATTTCCTCCTCGTTGCGGTTACGAGGCTTGACTTTCTCCTGGACCAGGGCATTCAGGCGCTCGTCTGTTGTATATATACCCTCGATGCGGTTGGATGCTCCTGTACTTTGAATTTTGGCGACCTCAAGCAGAGCCGTGAGGATGTCGGCTTCAGCCTCAATGAAAAGTTCCTGTCGGCCCCGGCATTCATGCAGGCGCGTTAGAATACCGACCACTTCAGGAGTGAGAAGGTCTTTAGGGCGGTTTATGAAGTCAAACTCGTGCATATTGCGTCGTTATTATATTGCAAAGATAGCGTTTTTCTGCCTCATTTTACATTTATCTGCATCAAATTTGAAGAAATGATGCAGAAAAGCCGCATGATGAGGCAGATTCGGTGGGTTGCAATTACTTCTCCATCTCCTGCTCGAAGAGCTTCATGGCATCGGCCTTGGTCTTCTCGGCAATCTCGATATAGGGCTTCATGGCCTGGTAGTCGGAGTGGCCGGTCCATTTCATGACAACCTGGGGCGGGATACCGCTGGAGAGGGCGAAGCAGATGAAGGTGCGGCGAGCTGCGTGGGTGCCAATCAGGTCGCACTTGGGGGAAGTCTCCTCCATACGTTCACCACCTTTGTAGTAAGTCTTGGTGATGGGAGCATTGAAGCCAGCCAGTTCGCAGAGGTGCTTGAGGTAGCGGTTCATCAGCTGGTTGGGCAGGACCGGGAGCGCCAGGTTGTCCGGGAAGTTGCAATGTTCATACTTCTTCAGGATCTCCTTGGCAAACTTGTTCAGATTGATGGGAAGGCGGTCGTGGGTCTTCACGGTGGTGATGTACATCGTGTCGCCCTTGATGTCGGTGCGCTTCAGGTTGGCCATATCCGAGTATCGCAAGCTGGTGAAGGCGCAGAAACAGAAGCAGTCCCTGGTCTTGATAAGGCCGCCGGCATCCTCTACCTTCTTCGTGTACTCCTTCCCGTACATATCGGTCAACGTCACCTCCGTGCCGTTCCCGGGCACCTCAAAATGATACAGGTGCAGCAGTTCTTCCTTGGTCAGGAAGATGATGGGCTTCTCCAGCACCTTGAACTTGGGCCGGTAGCGCTTGATGGTATCCTCCTGGGTGTATCCCTTACGCAGCGCCCAGTACAGGAACCAGCGGAGATTGTTGAAGTGCTTCTGGACACTCTTCTCCTCCAGGTCCTGATTCCGGAGGAAGATCACCCACTTGTTGATGCCGGACTCGTTGAAGTTCTCGAACTTCACGTGCGGGTTGAATTCCTTCATGTGATTCGTGAACGTCTTCCATACCTGCAGGGTGGCGTAGGCCCAGCCGTTGGCGGCGCTCTCCTCGCTCTTGAATTCCTCCAGGCGGTCAAAGAAGCTGACACGCTTGATTCTCGCCGGGTACACCTTCTCCGGCGTTTTCTTCTTCATCGCCCGCTTGAGCTCCTTCTTGATTTCGTCAGTGGAAGGCTTATCCTCCAGCTTGAGTTCCCACTCGGAGAAGTGGGCCCTGATCTGGTCCAGGACAGAATTGATATCCTTGCACGTCTGTCCCTTGGCGTTCTGGTAATCCTTGGAAGACTTCCTCCTTCCCCGGTCGTTCTTCTCCTCCTGGGCCTGCTCCGCCCCCCAGTTTGCATCATTGATCGTAATCCCCGTGGTGGTAATCAGCTTCACACCCTTAATGGAAAAGGATGCACGAATAGCGCACTCTCCGGTGCGGATGCTTGGGCGTTTCTCCAAATAAAATTTAACTGCCATAACTCTCGAACACTTAAAACTTACGCAGAAAGTTACGCAGAAAATTTCATATATGCAAGTAAATCACGAGAAACTCAATTACACTTATTAGGGTGTATATCAAGTAGTTAGTAAATTCTCCGAAATTGCCATTACCCTAAAAAATGGAGTCCTATGCTCCACAAGGTCAAGGATTTAAGGTAAAACTTAAGTCCTTGATTTTCTTTTAGTTACTTCCCTAACCCTTTGATACTCCGCAAGTTTGAGGCGCTTTTTTGTTCCTCTGGTGTTCCTGTTTCAGAACCAGAAAGAACCAAAAAACTGTAGCCAGTCTGTAACCAACGTGTGACCTAATGTTCCTGTTTGGGTTGCCAGGTTACAGAAAAATCGCTTCGAAAATACCCTTTTTCGGGCCGGGTTCGATTCACCCGGTGAACATATACCTCGGCCCTCTCACATACGTTGAGGGCCGATTTTGAAAAATGGGTTACGGAAGGGTTACGACTTTTCCCGGTTGTCAAAGACCTATGCGATGCTTTTCATCTCTTCGGTCCCATCGCAAGGATTATATCTCAGAAAAGTGAAAAAACTGCAACTTCTTGATACACAGTCGTATGATACAGCAATTAATACGACTTTCCACTTTCTCGGATGTGCCAAACACTCAAAGGGTTGCACACTCGTATTAACTACCAAAAAATCGGCCGAAAAACCGCGTAACTCTTTGATAAAAGTTTCAAAAACACTCGAAAAGACTACCGCGTACCATCGACTGCTCGCCGCCGGGAGGGGGTCGAATTTCCTTCGGGGGTTTGAAATGTCAATCGCCCCCTGAGTCGAGAACGCACGCGTGCAAAATTGTAGAACTTAGGAAACCCTATAACCTGAAATATTGATGCTTCATCCAGTATGCATACATGGGGTCTTGAAACGAATAAACCCCTCCAATATAATCGAGGATATCTTTCTCGACAAGGGCTTTTCGTGCGCGGGATATCATTGTCGGCGAGGAGAGATTGTATTTGTCCATGACCGCCTTGGAAGTAAGACTTTTTTCTCCGGCAGACATCGCCCGCAAGAGACAAATCTGGCCGTTGGTCAATGTCTGTGTCAGATTATCAAACATGAGGCTCAACTGAGCGATTATGTCAGAATGAGCTTCACATACGATTTCTTCCGTTGCATCGACCTCTGTTCTGAGCCATACTTGCTGGGAAAGCTGTTGTACATAGTACGGGTGATTATCGGCAAAAGACACAATGCTCTCGCAGAGTTTGTCGCTGATATGCTTACCTGTCTCACTGAATGTGGAGCTGATAAAATGCACCCATTCAGGAGTTGCGATTTTATCCAGAAACATGAGTTCTCCAAACTTGTAAAACGGCATGGAGTAGTCTGTAAAGACTTCCATCATCATGTGTCTTTTACTTCCGTACAGGCAATAACCTACGTTCTGATGTTGCTGCCAGTGTGCTCGCAATTTCCGTTGAAAGGCCAGCGGGTCATCGAAATTGGCGATATTCTGAAACTCATCAATGCAAACTATTATTCGGACTTTCTTTTCGGTGGCAATTTTCTCAGCGAGATCAAGTATTTCATCGGGATTCCTGCGCAGTTCCTCCATATTGAGGTCCACGGTAATCTCGGTCATGGAATCTCCTGCAAAAGAAACCTTTGGGACGAAGCGGGAAAGGAATCGTGTAGCATTGCCAAGCGCCTCCTGCCACTTGGATTCTGTGGAGGCAATGACACTCTGCGCCAGAGCAGTATAGAACTGTTCTTCTGTCCGCACATTGAAAAGGTCTACCATGCAGATGCGCAAACTCGAATCTTCTTTTTTCGCTATCTGTGCAGCCTTGTAAACAAGAGAACTTTTGCCCCATCGTCGTGGAGAAATCAGAATAGTATTTATGAGCGCTTTGAAGTTTGTAACGAGGTGTTGTGTCTCGTCAGTCCTGTCTGTAAAGTTGCTCTCCTTCGCGAGTTTCCCAAAGATGAATGGTGTTTTCATATACCGTGTCCTATTTATTTCAAGCAAAATTAATAACAAAAATTGATATAACAAAAATTGATATATCACAAATTGAAATGAAAGGAAGAAAGAAGATATCGGATGCAAGTAAGCGGCTCCGGGGAACCGACCAGCCCTGCCGGATGGATGGCGAGCTGGTACCGATGGCCCCGGCCACCACTCTCCCCAAGCCCAAGGGCCTGAAGGGTACGGCCAAGAAGCTGTACCAGATGGTGGGAACCGAGCTGGCCAGCAAGGGACTCATCGATGCGGTGAACATTGACCTGCTGTTGGCGTACTGTCGGGAGATGGCGCTCTACCAAGACATGATGAAGGATCTGGAGACGGAGGGCTATACTATTACGGTGGCCACCAAGACCGGATCCATCAAGCAGGTCAACCCCAAGAGGAAGATTGCGGAGAATGCGCTGGTGGCTGCAAAGACGCTGGCATCCGAGTTCGGACTGTCCCCGGCCAGCCGAGCGAGGGTCGCAGCGATGCTTTCTGGAATCCAAAAGAAGGATGACTTCGCTGATTTTGAAACTGTAGATGAACAATAACATGAGCACATTAACAAAGGCAGAGCAATACGCAGAGGATGTCAGGGCAAAGCGAATCCTGACCTGCGAGCTGGTGCAGCTGGCGGTCAGGCGCTACTACAAAGACCTTCAGGATGCGCTGGACAAGGGTTGGTACTTTGACCGGAAGGCCGCGATGCGGGCCATTAAGTTCATCGAAACCCTCAAGCATACCAAGGGAGAATGGGCCGGGCAGAAGTTCATCTTGGAGCCTTGGCAGCACTTCATCCTCTGGAACATCTTCGGCTGGAAGAATGCTGACGGCACGAGGCGCTTCCGCTATGTGTATGTGGAGATCGCTCGCAAGAATGGCAAAACGGCACTCTCCGCTGGCATCGGCCTGTACATGCTCTTTGCCGATGGCGAAGCCCGGCCAGAGGTGTACTCCGCCGCCACCGTCAAGGATCAGGCGAAGATCTGCTTCTCCGATGCTGTGGAAATCGTCAAGAATACGGATTTGAAGAACTATCTGGATACCTACCGGAACAGCATCGTCTACGAGATGAAGGGCGGCATGATGAAACCTCTCTCCTCGGACTACGGTACCCACGATGGCCTGAACCCCTCCTGCGGTATCATCGATGAGTTCCATGCCCATAAGGACTCCGGCATGTTCGATGTCATCAAGTCGGCCTTCGGAGCCCGGAAGCAACCGCTGATGTTCATCATCACTACTGCCGGATTCAACAAGAACGGAGCCTGCTACGCCTACCGGGAGAATGTCATCAAGATCCTGCGGGGCATCAATCAGGACGACACACTCTTCGGCATCATCTACACCCTTGACTCCAAGGAGGAGTGGGACAATCCCAAGATGTGGATCAAGTCCAATCCCAACCTTGGTGTGTCCGTCTCGGTGGACTACCTTGCCGACCAGGTGCAGGACGCCAAGAACCGTCCGGAGGCTGTCCGCAATGTGATGACGAAGAACGTCAACCTCTGGGTGGATGCGGAAAAGACGTGGATTCTGGACGATGCGTGGATGCGCTGCTGCGGCACTACTGATCCGGAATCCCTCAAGGGCTGCGCCTGCTGGGGTGGGCTCGACCTCTCCAATGTGTCTGATATCACTGCCTTCGTGCTCATTTTCCACGAGAACGACATGTTCCAGCTGCTGCCGTTCTTCTGGATCCCGGAGGAGAAGATGCTGGAGAAAATCAAGAAAGAGAACATCAACTACGACCTCTGGGTGCAGGCCGGGTATGTCAAAGTCACTCCCGGCAACGTGGTGGACTACGACTTTGTGAAGGCCGACATTCTCCAGATCATCGAGGTGTATGATTTCCAGAGCACTGCATATGACCGCTGGAACTCGTCTCAGACGATTATCGACCTGCAGAACGAGGGCATGGAGTGTAATCCTTTCGGGCAGGGCTATGGCTCAATGGGAGCTCCCACAAAGGAGTTCGAGAAGCTGGTGCTCACCGAGAAGATAGAACACTTCGGGAATCCGGTGCTCCGCTGGATGCTGGCCTCGACTGTGGTCAAGACGGATCCTGCCGGGAACATCAAGCCGGACAAGGAAAAGTCCGTCCAGAAGATTGACGGCATCGTGGCCGGGATCATGGCGCTGGGAGAATGGATGACAGCCCAAGGAGACGAGGATGCCAATCCGTACAACAATCGTGGAATGCTGTCGCTGAAGGATTAATCCATGATCAGGCGGAAGGTAACAGAGGAGCAGGTCAAGATCCGGGAAAGGATCATGGCAGAGCTTGGAGCTATCCCTGCTCTGAGTCCTGCTGCCCGGAAGTTACTCACCGCCGAAGGATTCCTGTCCTACTTCCTTGAGCTACGACAGCTCTTCCCAACCTATGAGCAGGCTTACGAAGAACTCGAAGCCCAGCACGAGCGCATCACCGGGAAGTGGATGTATGCCGAATACGACACCTTCCGCAGGGTCTATAAGCGCTGGCTCAAAAAAGAAAAACGCTCACCGAAGTGAGCGAAAAATTCGAATTCATTTGATGTTATTCGCGGCGGCCATGCGGAGCCAGAGCATCTCTGTTTGTCAAAGCCCAATCAATAATACCGTTCAAGGCCGGCAGGAAAGATTCTCCCAGTTCGGTCAAACTGTACTCAACCCTTG